ATAAAAAATAACACATAAAAAACATAAAAAATAACACATAAAAAACATAAAAAATAACACATAAAAAACATAAAAAATAACACATAAAAAACATAAAAAATATTTACATTTTATATAAATGTCCGTACACACTTCGTCATTAAAAGGGAAAAGACCAACATTAGAAGATAAATATAATGTAATATTAAATATTGATAATTCAAATAAAATGATTAATGATATAAATTTTTTCTCTGTATATGATGGTCATGGTGGTAAAGAAATATCTAATTTTTTAGGTACACATATCCATCATTTCTTCATAACAAAAAAAATAAAATATCCGGTTAGAAAAACATATGCTAAATCTGTTTTTAATTTTATACAAAATAAATTAAAGCAAGATTATCCAAAACAATCATCAAAAGCTGGAAGTACATGTTTAATTGGTATAATGTTTAAAGAACATAATAGTTTGTATTTAAATTTATTAAATATAGGGGATTGTAGATGTATATTATCTCGTAATAATATGGCTATACAATTAACAAAAGATCATAAACCTCATTTATTTGATGAACATGCTAGAATTGTATCATTAGGAGGTGAAATTATGTTTGATGGATATGATTATAGAATTGGAGATTTATCTGTATCGCGGTCTTTAGGTGATATTGATAATAAGTACATATCATGGACACCTGAAATGTTTTTATATAAATTAATATCTAAAGATCAGTTTATTGTATTTGCATGTGATGGATTATGGGATGTATTAACTAATCAAGATGTTGTTAATTTTGTTTTAGATAATTGTTATGATTTGAAAACAAAAGAGAGAAAAAATTTAAAAATAAATATAGCAAAAAAACTAGGTGAATTTGCAATTTCTAGAGGATCAAGTGATAATGTAACTGTAATTATTGTTTTTTTGAAGTGAAAATTAAACATAATAATTATGTTTAATTTTTTAATTTTTTAGTTATTTTTTGTTTTTTAATTGTAATTATTGTTGGATGTTTAGCATTTACTTTTTTTATTGGTTCATATTTATTTTTATTTTTATGGTATTTACATTTTACTAAAATACTATTTTTATTATTAAGCATTTTTTTACACCATATACTTTTTTCAATAGTTGGAATATAACCAATATCAATAAAAACGCGTTTTAGTATTTTATTTTCAGATTTGACTAAATTAAGAAAATAAACATCTGGATCATTTGTTTTTTTTAATTCAAAAATATAATCAATATTGTGTTTAGGTATAAATTTATCAATTTCTTTTTTCTTATTACATATTGGTGATTGTGTTGACATAGAAATATCAGTATTATTAAATAAAAAAATTAGTTTAGTTCCAGATATTTGGGGATAAAAACATATTCCATGTACAGAATTATCCGTGATTTTTGGAATAATTTTGTTAACAATTTTTTCAATTTCAGATAATTCATAAGTAACATTAACAGTTAAATTAATATTATTTTCAATATCATTAGAATCATAATTTGATTGTAAATAATTTATAACTGATAAAAGTTTATAATTTAATTGTGATTCGACCATTGATTGACCTTTAAATTGATATACATCAGTAATAATGAATAAATTTTTAGTTTTATTGAAAATTCCATCAAAAATAGTTCCTTTAAAAATAGAATCATCCAAGTTAACATGAATTTGAAAATATTTAATACAATTTATATTAATTTTTTCAAAAGAAAAACTAAGTGTTCTTCTATCAATTAATATAGAAATAAAAGTATTTTTAATTTTTGTAAAAACAAGTAAACAATTAATTCCATAAAAATTTGCTGTAATTACATAATGTTGTTTTAAAAGTTGTGGTAATTCATAATCATATTGTATTATTTCATATTTGAATTTTGATAAATCAATTTTATCAAAAATATAATTAATTATTTGACTAATAAACATTATTATTTAAAATAAAATATTATTTTAAATAATTATTTAATTCAATTTTTTATATATCGGAATTTTCATCAAATGCAATGTCTTCGCTGACTGAATAATCATTTGTATTAATTTTTTGTTTCATTGAACAATCTTTATAAATTTCATCTAATTTATAGTTTTTGTTTTCGGTTAAACCATCATATAAATCACTTATTTTAGTATTTGATTGTCCAATATTTTCATTATTATTTGCAAGATATAATTCATTGATTTTATCAACAGTATCCGTACCTTCAACACTTTGATTTCTATTTATAGATTCTCTAAATTCAAAAAAATTATTTTGGTCTTCTTGTAAGTCTTCTGGTGAATATTCAATTTTATTCGGCATACGACATGCATATTTTCCTCCTAAAACATCATTTCTCAGATATTTATCAACAGCAGTTTCATTTTCTTCAATTGGACAATATGAAAATGTTGATAATGGTGTGTAATTATAATCAGGTGATTGGTATTTTGTAGTATTAAATATGTCTGATTCGCGTGATGGTTGTATATTAAACGATTCTTTATTTGTTCGTAGGATAATAATAATTATAATCACTATTAAAATAACCCAACTTAAAGTAGTTAGACCCATTATATTATTTACTATTGAAAACTTATTTATCTAATCCTGTAATAGTTGTTATATTCTCAAGTTCTGTAATTTCAGTTGTAGTTTCATTTTGTTTTGTTGTTTTATTATTTTTATGTTTATTATGTGATTCTAAATCAGTTTCGGTTTCATTATTTTGTTTAGGTTCTTTAATTTGTTTAGATTTTTTATTTTGTTTAGATTCTTTATTTTCAATATCTTTTTTCAATAGATATTTGAAAACGAAGAAAAATATTAATACAAAAATTGTTGCAACAAACAGTATATTTGGTTCAATATAATCACGATAAAAATCAGTAAAATTTGTATTTGATTTGTTAGTTATATAATTGATATTAACAAGATCTGGTATTGTTCCTGAAAATGTATTCATTATTTGTAGTTATATATTTTAATGAAAATAAATTTAATTAGTATAATTTAACACCATATAAATTTAAGTTTAATATTTTTGTCTTCAGCTGTTGTAGTGAATAATTTTTTAAGATATGTATAATCGGGTTTTTTATTAAAATCAAGATCTCTGCAATAATTTATATATTTTTCAAAACAATCTGGAAGATCACTACATAATGTTGATATATTAATGGACATTTTAATTTCACCAATTTTTTCTAATTGTTCTTCAGTTTTCTTTTTTTTAATACCTTGCCATGGTAATTTACCTTTAAGAAAATATATCAACATATATCCAACGGATTCTAGATCATCGCGTCTTGTTGGTTCTATTCCCATATGGACATTTATGCTTGTATATCTAGCTGTTCCAACAAGTGGGCTATTTTTAAAATTAATATGTTTTTTATTAGTCATAAATTCTTTGGATAATCCAAAATCCATTATATATATTTTATCAGAATTTTCATAACCAATTAAAAAATTACTTGGTTTTATATCACGATGGATGAATCCTTTATTATGTATATTTTCTAATAATTCTATAATATCAATACCTAATTTCAAAACTGTTCCTAAATCAAAATAGTTACTATAATTTGAAAATAATTGTTCAAGGTTTTTTCCTAATAATTCCATTATTAAAATATTATATGTTGTTGTTTTATAAAATTTATAAATATTAGGTATTCCAAATTTAATACCACTTGTTTTAAGTTTTTTATATATAATATATTCATCATGTAACCTTGAATTTTTTGTTATTTCTTCTGTTTTACATGCATATAATTTTCCATCTTTACCAAGAGCCATATACACTTCTCCAAAACTTCCAGATCCAATACTACAAATTAATTTATATGAATCTGATAATTTTGACATTATTATTAAATATATATACACAAATATAAAAGATATTGTAAAATAAGCATTAAAAATAATATTATTGTTTATATGTATTTTTAACAATCATTATATTATAATAGATATAATTGAATGGATGACGAAGTGTTCAATAAAATAACCGATGGAAATAATAAATTTTTATTACTTTGCATGAAAGGAAAAATATTAAATACAAATTCAACTAAAATATATAACTCCAATGATAAAGGAATGACATGCGCACATATATTAGCATTGAATAATTATGATGATGAATTAGTAAAATTAGTTACTAAATATCCACGGTTTTTAAAATTAAGAAATTTAGAAAATATGAATCCATTACAATTAGTATTGTCCAGATATAAGTTATCAATAAAATTATTTAAATTAATGAGAAAACATGGTCTTATACATACAATAGATATGAAGAAGTTTTTAAACCAATTAGTAGAAGCAGAGAATATTACTATTTTAAATGAATTAAATAAACTTAATATTGATTTTGATAATATTATTGAATATGCCATTCAAAAGAAAAAAATACAATTACTATTTAAAATTATTAATTTAAATGTTGATGTAAACAAATTTTATCAACAATCACCATTAGTCGGAGCGGTTATGTTAAAAAATACTAAACTTATTGAGGCATTATTAAAAAAAGGAGTTAATGTTAATAATGGAAATCCGATAAATATTGCAATTCAAAATAATGATTTTGCTATTTGTAATTTACTCATGGATGATTTAGATTTTACAAAAACAGATGAATTTTTAAATCTTCCAATACATTATTTATTACAAACAAAAAATATACCAAAAAAAATATTAATAAAATTTATCAAAAATAGTGATATGTATCAAAAAAATGCAAATGGTGTTTCACCAATGGATTTATTGAATATGAATAAAGCAATAAAAAATTATAAAAAAATGGTTAATTTAGGAGATAAAAAATATAATCATGATAAAATTGAAATATATAATAATTCAATAATGCCTGATGTTGAATATACAGAATACGGTTTATTCAATGCAGATTTAATTCATTCAATGATTTATATTATATATTTATTGAAAAAATTTAATAATTTAACATTTCCATTTCAATATCCAGTACATGAAAAATATTTATTTGAAAAACAATTAATTAAAGGAGAAATCAGTATTACAACTGATGTAGTAACTAAAATGGCATATACTGTTATTGGAATGATGTATTCATTATTATTTTCAGCATGTACCGGTATAATTATTTGGAAGGATAAAAATTTATATCACATAAATAAAACTATTAAATGGTATATAAAAAGAATAATAAATTCAAATTATAAATTCATTGTATTAAAATTAACAATTGTAGTAAATGCATCATATACACATGCAAATATTTTATTATATGATATAGTTAAAAAGAGATTAACAAGATTTGAACCATATGGCGTTAATGAAGTTGATTTTTATGATTATGAATCATTAGATAAAGTATTATTACGAAGTTTTATGGATGTAGATAAAGATATTAAATATATATCGCCTAAGGATTATTTAACAAATACACGATTTCAAACATTGAGCGATGAAGATAATAAAAATAACTATAGATTAGGTGATCCTACTGGTTATTGTTTAGCATGGTGTATATGGTTTATTGAAATTAAATTAAGTAATCCGGATGTTGATGATATTATATTAATGAAAAATGCAATGAATTCTATATTAGCACATAAAAATAACAAAACAAATTCATTTATGAGATACATTAGACAATATGCAAAAAAATTAGATAGTGAAAAAAATAAGATTTTTGAAGAAATAGGAATTGAAAGAGATCAATTTTATGAAACATATTATAATGAAAATACATTAAATATTTTTTTCAGATATTTTAATAAAGTTGCAGTTGATAGTATAAATTCATTAAAATCTTAATGGTAATTTTAAAATCACCATTAAAAATTTCTTTTATCAGGACTAATATATTCCATTTTCAATATATCAAATATTTCCTTTTCAGATTTAACATGAATCATTTTTTTATTTTTGTATATTCCATATTCATTTAATAAATAATCCTGTATAATTGCTAATTGTCTCATTTTTCTATTAAACTCACCATTTCCTGTAAAATATAGTAATGCAAAATAATATGATTCATATGGTATATATCTGATATCAATTCGTCTAAGCGTATTATTCCATTTACATATTCCCATAAATTTTGTTATAACATCATCACTTGTAAATGAATCAATAATAAAATTTTTAATTCTAAGTTTTTCAATAAACGTTTTTAAATATTTTTTATTTTTCATATCTTTTTTTGTTTTAATTTTTGGATGAACAATAAAAAAATCAATATCATTTGATGTAGGTAACAATCTTCTATAACTACCACAAACAACACCGAATAAATTTATATCAATTTCATATAATGTTGTTACTAAAAAGTTTTCAATTTCATCCATTTCAGATCGTGGAATTTTAAATTTAATTTTATCATAATATTTTAAACCCTTCTTAACATTTTCTGGAAGATTTTTGATATTTTTTAATTCTTCAATAGTTTTTATATTATGTTTTTTGAATAATTCCAATGCAGTTTTTCTACCAATTCCATAAATATCTTCCAACTTTTCTACATATTCAAGATATTTTTTATTTTCTATTTCTGGATTAATTTCGGATAATTTACCTGTTTTTAATATTTCATCAATTCTTTTTAAACTATGACTACCAATTCCTTTTATGTTTTTTAACTGATCACTTGAAATAATTTTTTCAGTAAATTTTTCAAGTATTTTTAAAACATTCGTTATTGATCTTAGACGGAATAAATTAGTAATCTGCTCCTTACCTTTTGTTGAATCAATATCAAATTGAATTTGTTTTATGAGTAATTTAAAATTATTTATTATATTTTCATTCATATATTAAAATTTTATAAATTAAATAAAAATTGATATAGAAATTTAGTAATATATTAGATATATCATTAAAATTAATAATGCATAAAA